GTGGTAACTGCTTTTTCTGCTGTTCTTGGTGGTCGGTACGTTGGCGCACTGGCTTTGGCTACCCAGGCAAAAGTAAGTGACATGCTGGCCGCGAGGGCTCAGGCAGTAGCTGTGTCCTCTTCAGCAACAGCAGTGGCGAACGCTGCGACTGTAACGACAAGAAAGGCATTATTAGATAAAGAAGCAGCATTATCATCGCTAGCTTTGGCGCAAGCAGAATATAACGTTGCTAAAGGATCGTCCGCCGAGGCATTTGCTTTAGAAAATCTCAACGCAACAAAGTCTATTGCCATCCAGCGATCAGCTGCATTTGCTGAAGCTCAGTTGGCACAATCAGCCGCCACGAGAACAGCAACCACGGCGGCAGCGATGGCAACCACGACTATTGGCGGGTTGGCAAGAAATGCACTGGCATTAATTGGCGGGCCCACTGGGTTCGCAATGATCGCTGGGGCGGCATTATTCTATTTCTACCAGAAAACACAGCAAGCAAAACAAGAAGCTATCGATTTTTCAGACAAGCTTGATGGTGTGATCGCGAAGATGCGAACCATGAGCAATGTCCAGCTCGCTGCTGAAATTGATAAGGCAACAAAATCAATAAACGTTCAATCTGGCGAAGTTAAGAATAGCGAAGCGAGATTAGCAGACCTCACATTCAGGCTTGAAAGTGCGAAAGCTGCAGTTGCGGGTTTAGGTCAGGGCAGCCTGTTTTATTCTGATGCCGTATTAAAGCTCAACCAGCTAGAGAGCGAGCATATTCAATTAACGGCTCAGGTAGAGTCAGAGCAAACAAAGCTACGTCAAACGGTCAGCAAGGCAGGGATATTACGCGCCCAACTTAATGGCACGCTTGTCCAAGGCATAGATCTGCTCAAGCGCGATGGACATGAAGCAGGCGTGTCAGCTGGGCTATTTAATCAACTTGGTAGCGCGCTTGATATTGCATCGAAGGCGAAGGATAAATTTAACTCATCCAGTATCAAGGTTGATCGCCCACAAAACATTCAGGACTATCTTGATAAACAAGAACAACAAGTTGAACTTCAAAGCGAGCTAAATGACCGGAAAAGGGCTCAACTTAAAGCCGAGCAAGATATTCGCAACCTAGCTGGAAAAGATAATACGGATGGGGCAAGTAAGGAGCGGCTTGAACAGGACGTTTTACTAGCGCGTGAACGAGCCGGTGCAGAGTTCGATGCGACGAAAGCCATCCAGGAACAGAAAAAGGCTACTAAAGAGGGGGCTGCGGAAGGTAAAAAAGCAGCCACTCAGGCAGAGAGTGTTGCTCAGAAGGTAGAAAATCTGCGGCAAAAATCTGAGCTGGCAGCTAGTTCTACACAAGAATTTAGCCGTGAACAAGCGATCCTTACTGCCCAGCAATCACTCGGTAAAGGCGCGACGCAAGCACAGGTTACTCTGGCCGGGGAGTATGCCGCTAAAGCATGGGATGCGGCCGCCGCAGCCAAAGGCGTCACTGAGGCGATCAAGGCTATGCCTGAGAAGGCAGAGAATAAATCCTACGCCGAATCCATGCAGAACCTGAAAGCTGCGCTGGATGCAGGGAAGATTGACCTTCAGGAGTACAACACCTCCACCGAGAAAATGGCACTGGAGCATCATAACAACTTGGCGAAGATTAACGCCCAGGCTGTAGTTAACCCTGTCGCATCTGCACGTGCTGAAGTTGATCCGGTTCAGCAGTTGGCGAATGAGAATGCTCAAAAGCTGGCCCTGATGCAGCAGTATCAACAACAGGAGCAGGCGATACTGCTGCAGTCCTACGCTGCAGGGAAAATCAGCTATGACCAATTCATTATTGCGAAGCAGACGACAGATGCGCAGTATCTCGCTTTGCGCACTGCCCAAGAGAATCAATACCAGGAGCAGCAGACAGCAGCGCAATGGCAGTTACTGAGCCAACAAAGCCTCGGTTACGACATGTTGACGAGTGCCGTTGACGCATTTGCCGGTAACGCATCCAATGCAATAACAGGACTAATTACTGGTTCCATGAGTGCAGAAGACGCTCTGAAGTCCCTTGGCAGCACAATGCTAAATAGCGTTGTGAATAGCCTTGTGCAAGTTGGTGTTGAGATGTTGAAAAATTTCATCATCCAGCAAGTCATGGGTGGGGCGGCCACTACGGCTGGAGTTGCACAGGCAGGCATCCTTGCTTCAGCTTGGGCAGCTCCAGCGGCATTAGCATCCCTTGCTTCATTTGGTGGTAACTCAGTTCCTGCAATGGCAGGTATGACTGCAACAGTAGGCCTCGCAAAAGGTTTGGCTGTGGCGGGCGCGCGCAAGAATGGCGGGCCAGTATCTGCTGGCAGCATGTACCAGGTAGGCGAAGGTGGCATGCCTGAAATCTACCAGGCGTCAAACGGCAGTCAGTACATGATCCCTGGTGATAACGGTAAGGTGATCAGCAACAAGGACATGCAGGGTGGGGGAAGCGGCATAAACGTGAGTGTGAATATCACTAACACCAATGGGTCACTCGTTGATCACCAGGTCAACAGCGATGGAAACGGTGGTATCTCCATGGAGATATTTATCGCTGACATGGACAACGGCGGCCCTATGAGTCAAGCCGTATCGAGAAACCATCAAGCCCCGCGTAGGGCGACAAACTAACAACCCGCTTCGGCGGGTTTTTTATTACCGGGAGAAAACCGTGGCAATACCTTATCCCGACTGGCTATCACTTCCCCAAAAGGCCAATAAGGCCCGCACGATTGATACCGGGTTCCGTACTGATCAACCGGCAGTGGGCGCGCCTATTTTCCAGCGTCTGACCGATGACCTCAAAACCACCTGGTCACTGAACTGGATTTTCACGCTGCAGGAAGACCGAGCATTTGAGCAGTGGTATCGCAGCCCGCGCTATCTCGATAATGGCAACCAGTGGTTCACCATGCTGTGCAATCTGGGTGGTTCTGGTCTGCAGGTGCAGGAGCTGCATTTTGTGGCCCCGCCGGTACAGACAAGCATCAACGGCAATACGACGACCTGGACGGGGAACGTCATCACTCGGAAGGTTTACAACCCGGATGATGAATTCTCAGACGTTATTGTTGAGCTGCCGTCTAATCAGTGGGGGATCATTGATGAGGTGGTTAACCGAGACATGCCGGAGTATTAAATGCCAACGTTACGCGAATTTCAGTCTCAGCGGCCTAACCGCATTCTGTACGACACTATGACGTTTTATCACTCGACCTTCGGCTATATCCGCCTGGTGAATCGCCAGATTTACCCAAAGACGTTTGCGGGGCAGGTCTACACGCCGTGCCGGATGGAAGTATCAGAAAGCCAGCAGAGCAACACGCCGGTAATTAATGCCACGGTGAAGTTTGGCCGCCTGGCACAGGACTTTAAGCAGCAGTTGAAGTTGTGGCGTGCCTATTCGCGGATAACACCTATATCGGCCACATACCAGCGATTTGATGCAGCCGACATGAATACGCCGTTAAAGCCGTGGACGCTCTACGTTAAAGACGTGTCGATGGATGAGAGCGACGTTACATGTTCGCTGACGCTACAGAACCCACTGAACAACAACATCGCCTTTCTCTACAACACCACCGACTTCCCAGGACTTGCCAATGCATAAAGCTGATTTTGTGAACGTCATGGAGGGTAAACCGTGGCGCGATAGAGCGTGCTCGTTTGATGCAGTGGACTGCTGGGGGTTAGTGGTCATGTATTACCGGCATGTGCTCGGTATTGAGATACACCAAACGCCGGACTACGAAGCCGGTAGCGACTTCCTGACGTGTTTCGCGGGTGATGTTGTGTTCTGGCGGAAGGCAGAGAAGGCCGCCGACAGTAGCATTTTTATCGCGTATTACGGCACTCAGCCAATACACGTTGGACTGGTGGTCGATGGGCAAGCATTCCACAGCCGTGGCGAAGCGGGGCATGTGCGTTTCGACAAGCTGCGAACGTTAGAAAAGGTGTTCACCAAACTGGAGTTTTACGACTATGCCGTTGATCGAGGTTCAGCGTGTGCCGGGGATACCGAAAGAACGGTATAACCTTCCCGCCGGCAGTATGTTCTACCCCTGGCTGAAAGAAGCCAAACTGCACTGCGATGTTGAAATACGGAGGAATGGAGAGAAGTTAAAACCTGATGATGAGCTGAACTTCCCCCTCAACCAGAACGACATTATCAGTGTGTTTGACCAACCCAAAGATGGTGTTGTCGGAACTCTACTCAACCCTCTAGAACACTTTAACCCGATAAAATTTACTCAGAAAATCCTTTCGGCACTCATCAAGCAACCAAGTGCCAACGCAGCCAGTAACAACTCCAAAACCTCACCAAACAACAGCCTCAAAGGGCAGACCAATATTGCCCGCAACGGTGAGGCAAAACCGGATAACTACGGCCAAGTGAGGGCATTCCCAGACCTGATCCAAGAGTCTCTATTCGAGTACACCAATAACATCAAAAAGGTGACAGAGTGGATGAACTTCGGGCTGGGGAAATATGACATCACGTCGGTTCGCTATTCAGAATCAAACCTCGGTGCCCTGGCGGGTGCCTCGTACCAGATTTTCCAGCCGGGGCAAAACATACCGCTCATCAATGAGGGTTTTGCGTTCGATGACATCGACGGACAGGAGTTACCGGGGCCCAACGAAAGCGAAGACTTCCCTGCGGAAACTGCCACGACAACCACTGGCATGGTATCTGGAGAGTTCATCGCTGGGCAGGCCAAGGTAAAGATTAAGCAAAATAGCGAATTCGATTATTTCTATGACCTACCAAAACCGCACTCAGTTTCGTTCGTTGTTAACGTCACATACAACACTGTTTCAGGCCCTGTAACACGAGACATCACTGTTTTTGCTGATCTTGCTAACGCAACCACGTCAAACGACGGCGCACCAATAGATCCACAGTATTTCTATGAATTCACTTTTGCCAACCTCAGCGGAAACGACATCAGCCAGATCCCTGGTGACGCGGTAATCAACACCACGATTTTCACGCTCAATGATAATGAACCGCTGGTGATTGGGCCTTCGTTTTCACCTGTTGAAGGCACGCAGCTTTGGGTGCATCTACAGGCTCAATTAGGCCACGGGGACTACGCCAGAACAAGCGTCACATTTTGGAAAGTTGACGAGGACAACAACCAGATTCCTGGCACGCTTGAGAGCTATAACATCGGCCTGAACAATGACGATGAAAACTCTGACACCAAATACGGGACATTCAAATTTACGCCGGTATCTGGTAGCGGACGTTATGCAGTCACGTTTATTCGCACAAACAACAGCAATGATCACTCAGTGCTCAAAGTTGAAGCTGTCCACATCGTCAGAACTCGCAGTAACGTCGTTTACCTTAATGACACACTCGTAACCGTCACTGTAACAGCCACTGAGCGGGCAACCAGTGCCAGGGAGCGTAAATATAACGCCCTAATCACCCGCCATGTCATCAGTTACAACCTGAGCACACAGACAGTCGATTACACAGAACGCCCGTCACGCTCGTTTGCTGATGCTGTGCTGCACACCTGGGTAAAGATGGGAGGACAGGCTGAATCCAGCATCGATATCTATGAGCTGTACTCAATAGCCGCATCATTACCGGATCCACGGTTAGGCTACTTCGATTTCACATTTGACGATGAGGATATTTCTCTCGGAGCCAGGGTGCAGACAATTTGCGATGCGGCCACTGTTACGGCGTTCTGGGATGACGGTGTGTTGTCGTTTACGCGTGACGAGCGTAAGCCAAACGCGGTGACCGTATTCAACCGCGCCAACACAAAAGCGGAGGATTATAGCCTCTCATATGACATGACGTTACCCGGCGGCTTTGATGGCGTAGAGGTCACATATAAGAACCCGGTAACAAATAAACAGGCATTCATTCGTTATCGAATTGTTGGTGACAGGATAGAGGAGGGGGCGGCGGTTAAGCCGAAAAAGTTCAGCATGCTGTATGTGCGGAACTCTTATCAGGCGCGTGATAGGGCAATGAAAGAAGTAAGGCGGTTGCTCTATTCCCGACAAACGATGTCGATTAAAGCGCTGGCAGATGGTGAGTGGGTAAACGTCGGGCAAATGGTTCAAGTAGCGGACACTTATGATGTGAACCAGCAAGCTGGGTATATCAGATCACGACAGGGCAATGACTTTGTTACCAGTGAGCGCATTGAATGGCAGGGCGATATGTTTGTCATTGTCACCGATGCACATGGAACACCAACCGAGCGAGTCCAAGCATTCCCCCGCACTGACACGATATTTGGATTTACCGCAGCAGTCCCAGAAATAACTCTAAATATCTTTGATGGCTACAACGTTCAGTCACCCTCTCGCTATGTCATCGCCACGCAATTGGAGATGGATGCGACCAAATGGACCATCACAGAAAAGAAACCCAATGGCGACGGGAGCACCTCGTTAACCATGTCCGAATATAACGATGAAATGTATAACTATGAGGTAACTGAATAAATGGCTACCACACCAACGACGAATGCAGTACCAAGTGAAGATGTTCGAGATTTAAAATTCAACATTGGGAAAATAGACCAAATCGTCAACACAGATGATGAGTTTTATTATGACAGGTTTGGGGTAAAACGAGCCACGGTAGCAGGAGCTGTAAATAATATATCACTAATTGGAAAACCTTACGCTACAAGCGAACTAGCTCAGATTGACATAGATAATGGAACTATACCCAATAACGGAATATACGGGTTAATTTCATTAAATGATTCCAGAAGCATTGAATTATGGAAGAACAACGCTGGAACCCCTGAGTTTACCGGTAAGTATGAAGTTGATGGGAGTCTTGTAGAACAATTCATCGCTCTATCTCAGTCAACGGAAAACAGAACTAAGGGGGTATTCACGATACAGGATGATAGCGGTAATTTCTGGTTAGTTGATGGAAATGGTCGAGCTGCTTATAAAGTTGAAAATACCGGGAAGAAAATAATGTATGGTGAAACTGAGCTTGATGAGGTTTTTGTAAAGCAAATACTTAATTTCATTTCATCATCACTTGTTCCTGCTTCTGGTTCATTATATAGACGCGCTACCATTGACCCATCAGGAAGAGTGATCGAGGGCGTCAGAATTATTGATAACAAATGGGAATTTGAAGGGATACCATTCTCTAACCGTACAATGCGCGGCAGACTACCAAATGACATGTTAGTAATCGGCGATTCCCTTGTTTTCAATGGATGGGCTATGTCAGGAACAATTGACATTCCAGGAACTATTTACGCTCCATTGCTCAGCTCTCTTAGTTGGATTTGCTGGGCATCTATGATGAGTAATGGCCAGATTAAAAATTCTGGTCAATCAGCCACCGGTGGCCATACCACTGCACAGATTTTGGCTGAGCACGTACCGAAAGCGATCGCATCGGGGGCGAC